CTTGGGCGAGCTGTGGGCGCAGAAACACGCCCAGTGCAGCCTTGACCGCAATCGCTTTGCGCGATGCTTTCATATTGGGATACTCCGTAGTAGTGAATAAAGGTTTTGAGTCGCCGACTACGACATCAGGCCCGGCGCGGCCCACTTCAACCAGTGCGACGTGATTGCCGATGATGTTGCGCATCACGCCGTCGTATGCAACGCCCTCGAACGTGCCGGGCGTCATGTCAGCGGTATAGGCATACGCGCTGGAAAGTTCTTTCTGTACTTCGGTATCGATACCCGCGATTGCGACGGCATCCCACACAACCAGCGAGTTCTGCAGATACGGCGATACAAAACATGCATCCGTGCCGGTCGATCCGACCACGATGTCCTTTTGCGGCTTCTCGGCTGATACCGGGATGTGCTGCGACAGCAGTGGAATGTTGTTGAAGGTCGATGCGGCCCGCTCCAACTCAGCCGGATCGCGCAACAGCATGTAGACCTTGTCGAGGTCCAGCCCAAGCGCTTCAGCACCCGGAATCTCGCGCCCAAGGTAAGGGTTGACTGCTGCCTTGCTGATATTGGAGACCGTTACGTGCAACTTGCCGAACGCATCCACCGTGCGCACGGATGCGCGGTCAAACGCTAGTCGCTCAGGTTTGAAGTCAGTCGGCATGTTTTCTTTGGTCGTAAAAAAAGCACCCGAAGGTGCTTGTCGTTAATCTATGAATCCCGGAATTACCGAAGCGCTTGTACATCGACAGTTGATCTCAGTTCCCGGCCACACCCACTTGCCATCTAGATACATACCCTTTGCAACGTCGTAGACATCGCCATTGGCATTCAAATGTGATGGCCTTGGGTGCTTGCCGCCTGAACTGTGCCGCCACTTGGCTTGCGTAATTCCCAATTGCTGCTGCCGCGTCTTGGTGATCGACGCGGTGGCTTTATTGTTCTGATCGCGCGCAATCAATGCCGCCCGCCTACGAGTCACGCCGAATTCCTGCTTCAGGCTGTCGGCCAACGTTCCGAGGTCTCGTCCATGCTGTACCGATTGCATGACCATCGTTTCGACCTGCGTCAGATTACGGCTGGCAATCGATTTGATCAGGTTGATGTTCTCCCCGATGATCGCTTGATACGCGTCGTTGACTGCCGCTGTCATCTTCAATTCAACGGTGAATCCCGCATCCTTCAGAATCTGCCTCAACGTCCGGTCGCTGTAGTCCTTGGTTTTATCGGCAAACCACTTTGCCAACCGGTCCGCGCCTTGGTCAAACTTTTTCTGCCAGCGGCTTCCCATCTTACGCATCGTTGCTCGCAGCTCAACGGCGGAACTATCATCAGCAGCCATCGTTGCAATCGGCTCATTCGCCCGGTACGAAGCAGACACCCAGTACAGGATCGAATTGTTCATCTCTTCGATCAGGGCATGCAATCGTTGCCTATACTCCGCCTCAATCCCCGCGTTGCTATTGACCGGCTTTAGAACGATCGGCTTGCCAGTTGGAGAAACAAGGCTATTCGTCGGCATCTTGCGTGTCGTCAGCGTTGTCACCAAGGTCCGGATTTGCCTCTAGTGACGTATAACCACTATCCGGATCATTGATCAGGCGTTCACGGGCATCGTCAGGGCTGATTACGCCAGCCGCGATGTATGCGGCATCCGTCTCAGCATTGGTCTTGCGGACCGTCGCCTGATCAATCTCAGTCATCTCGGCCATCGGATCGAACTCATGCACGATGTCGGGGTCGACCTCACCGAACCGGTTCAACTGGATAATGTTGATGACATCTGCCAGCGGCGCGGACATGACGTTCCGCTTCTTCGCCATGATGTGATCGTCGAATACTTCGATTTCGCCTTCAGACGTGGCATTCAATCCCGCTGGCGAGATTCCGAGAAGCTTGACCAGTGGGATGCTACTTACAGACGACAGTTGTTCTTGAGACTGTGCTTGCAGCTTGTCCAAACCACTCAGTGGAACGTTGAACTGGAAGAATTCCTCTCCGGAATCCTTGTCAAGCATCAGCACGCCACGGTTGTCGCGCATGTTATTGAACAGTTCGGCACGCTTGAATTCGTCCTCACCGCCTCCGCCGCTTAGAGCGTTGCTCATGTTCGTCTTGATGCCGGACGTAGAGAACGAATGGATCAGATCGGAAACACTGTCCCGTGTGCGGGTCCAGTTGTCCACATATGACTTCGCCATCTGCGACAGTGATATGCCGCCGAAGTTGTAGGACGCCTTCAGCAGATCCGGCACTTCACGCGAAACAAACATCAGCAGGCGCGAGGAATGAACCTTCCGACCAAGCACAAACCACGAGGTCGGCTTGTAGTAGTCTGGGGCAAGCGGATCATTCGAGTTGTATGCGTTCGGATAGGTCCAAACTGGCTCGATTATCTTGAATCCGTTAAGAGAACCCTTTGTGATCTTCGACTTGTCACGGATCAGCGGCGTCTGTAGTTCGGTATCATCAGCCCTAGCAGGCGCCCCGCTCGGCGTGTCAACGTCAATGTAAATCTGACCGCGCCCAAAGAATCCGTCTAATTCCATTGCGCGCCGGAAGATGTCGCGTACGTTGAATTTCAGCAAATCCTCTTCGATTTGCTTGATTTTCTCCGACTTGTCATCGTCACCGACCGCATGGAAGGTGATCCACTTGCGGGTCATTTCCTCGGCAATCGTCTCCGAAATCTTGCGGTACTCAGGCAGTTGAGTAAGCAAGGCAAGGTACGGATAGCCTGGGAAATACGCGCCATCGCTGTGAACTGTGTTCACGTAGTCATATGGCGTGCTGTCCATTGCCAACACAGACTGTTCTTCTCCAGCAGGAATGACGCCGGGTGGAGGCGCGTAACGCTCGATCTGTTGGCGTGCGGCCAGCGTAGCTTGCGGGCTGATGCGCGATGCAGCAAGCATCGAATCACTGATCTTTCTTGGCTTGGGCGCAGCGATACCTTCTACAGCCGGCACCATTGGCGCTTGCCGCTGAAGTCGCTTTTTATTATTTCTCATCTGCGCCCTAGTGCGTTCTGGTTAATCACCATTGGTGCCTGACTAGGCGCAAAGGCCATAATGAAGGCATCGGCCAAGTTTGGCGAATCGACCTCGCGCTTGGCAAGGTCCTTCTTGCTTTCAACCTTCACCTTGCCGGTGTTGTCGTAATCACGCTTCGGCGTGCAAAGCTCATCAATCAGTTGTTCGAGATTAGGCATGTCAGCGGAAATGCTGATCATCTCCACCTCTTTAAACTGCGCCCCATTACGTACCGCATTGAAGGTGTTACGGAAGCGATCAGCAACCAGCCACCAAGCCTGAGCCTTGATGTTAGAAAACATGTCCTTGTTCTTGGTCGTGCCTGAGTAGATCGCTTCAGGCCGAAATACCGATCCGCCAGCATTGAATTTTGCGTACATGACACGGTTCAAATTCTTGCCGGCAGTGTTCAATTCTGCGAACTTTGCCCCTGCTGAAGCGCCCACTCCAATAGAGTCGTATGTGATCTCGGCCTCCCGCTCTTTGGCATCGGCATAGACGCGTGTGCAGGACTTCAGTAATTCGTCCTCGCCGCCCTTCCACATATCCGACCACAGCGCCGCAAAGCCATGTGCATATATCTCGGCACACTTGTCATGCCCCGAGTCGGCAATATCGAAGCCGATACGCTTACGCCCGCTTGGCGTGATTCCTAGCGCCTTGTGTGCATCAATCGCCGCCATGACCCACGAGCGCTTGATGACAACGTTCTCGTCGTCGTCTTTCGGTACGCCCTCATATATATGCTGGTATTCGTCGAAGTCCTCCGCTTTCGCAGCCTCGATGATGTCCAGCATGGTCTTACTGAGGAACGGGTTCTCGTCGTAATTGATCTTGCGAACGATCGTATTCGGTGGCGGATTCAACACAAACCGCTTGTACGCAAAATCAGTAGCGAGACGGGGGTTAAATATCACCCAGACCTGTGAGCCTTCCTTCCGGATCGTCGGCTCAAGAATCTTCCACTGCTCTTCAGTGAGATTGTGGCCTTCCTCGATCCAGAGGATGTCAATGTCTTCCAGCGATTTGATCTCATCGATCGATCGCCACAGACCGTAAAACAGAAACTCGCTTGCCGTCTTCCGGTTGATGATCTTGTTATCAAGAATCCGAAAACGAGGCGTTAGCTGAAACCGGTCTATCTGGTTCTTTAGGAGCGTATAGACCGACTCTTCAATCTTGTTCTGAAACTGCCGCACACAAAGGATGCGCAGTTTGTAGTTGTCGGCAAGGTAAGTCGCGAATCCTGCGGCATCCCATGACTTGGTAGACGCCCGACCACCATATAGAACCCGGTTGCGAGCCTTCGCCAGCCAGAATCCTTTCAGGGCCGGGTTAAGCTGCGCCCGATGCTGCGAAACGACGGCAGCCATTAATCAGGATAGAAGT